ATTGAAACCAAGGAAACCCTCTGTGCTAACCTGTTGAACTTCGCGTTCACAGCTGGCTATGTTGGTGGCGACGGCGTGACATTGATTAACACAGCTCACCCTGTAGCTAACGGTTTAACCTACAGCAATCAATTAAGCACTGCTGCTTCATTATCACAAACCTCAGTAGAGCAGATGCTTATTCAGATCCGTTCAGCCATTGACAACAATGGTAAGCGTATCCGTCTAAAAGCTGAGCAGTTAGTTGTTCCTCCAGCACTCGAGTTCCAAGCAGAAGTAATTCTGAAGTCGGTTCTCCGTTCTGGTACAGCTGACAATGATCTTAACCCAATCAAATCCACGGGCATGTTGCCTAAGGGTACCCATGTTGTAACTCGTTTGAGTTCCAGCAAGGCTTGGTGGGTTCAGACTGATGCTGAGAATGGTCTAATGCTCGTAATGCGTCGTCCAATGGAGAAATCCATGGAAGGTGACTTCGAGACAGACAGCATGCGTTATAAAGCTACCGAGCGCTATGCGACCGGCTGGCATGATGCACGTAACATCTTTGGTACAGCTGGTTTGTAATACAAACCTTCGCAATAACAAAAAAGCCACCCACAAGGTGGCTTTTTTGCATTTTGGGGCGGAATCACGGACTTATTTGCATTAATATGTATAGGAAGAATTATCCCATTCTGACTGCCGACACTTCCCGGACAGACGACTCAGAGACAGCTTGGGATACCCACTGAGATTAAGGAATCAAATCAATGTCTAGCACATTTACAGTACCAATGCGTTTAAATACGCGTCAAACAACCAGCAACGATGGCACCATTTCTGCCGACACAACTGGCGCTTCAGTAATTACCCAGCAAGCTACTTTTACAGCAGCAGCCAATTCAACCATTGTAATCCCCGCTGGTTCAATCATCCATTTTATTCAAGCTTATGTTAATGATACTGCTACTAGCCGTACATTAAGCTTAACAGTTAATGGTGTAACTTCTTCTATCGGCGCAATTAGCACTACCGCTTTAGGTGTTGCTGCTGCAGCATTTACAGCAGACGCAGCTACGGCTAATTTGTTAGCTAATGTTGGTGCTTATGACTGTACAGTAACTTTAGGAGCTGAAGCTAGTTCTGCTGGTGTACTATCTGTAATGTACACAGGTCGCAACCAAGATGGCACAATTACTCCATACGGTTCTGGCTACACAAACAACTAATTAAAGGCCTATCATGCGTCAAGTAACAGTGACGGCCGATATACTGGACGGTGAGACGTACAACACCGTTCCAGTAATTCTCGACCAATATTTAACACCGTTTCAAGTTTCGTATATTTCCAGTGGTGATGGTCAAGTTGAAGTAACATTTACCGACCCATATCCAGTGGTTGACCAAGACTTTGTTGAGGCTGATTTTGACTGGATGAATGTTGCTACTACTTATCCAAACGCCGCAAACTTTATAGGACAGCCAGTTCGCGCAGTTAGACTATCTGGCGCGTCTATAAATACGACACTTACTGTAATACAAGCCGGAGACCAGTAATGCCGGTTTACCTCGATACTCGAGGTAATAGCGTACTTTCTGTAGCGGTCTGTGATCGCTGTAACAGAAAGTTCGCCTATGTCGACCTCATGCCGGACCCTAATTTTCCCGGCATGAGAGTCTGCAAAGAAGACTTGGATAACTTTGATCCGTGGCGCTTACCTGCGCTACAGACAGAAAACATTTCGTTGCGGTTCCCGCGCCCAGATGTGTCTGTCTCGATGCCACGTAATTTAATGGATACAGAGGGTGCACCAAATACCTACGTACAGTACAACAACTTGTACATTGAGGGCACACCATACGGGCAGGCAGGAGCGCCTGGCAACTTAGATCTAGCAAGCCAGTACATATCATCACCTCCCCCACTCAATCCGTTTATTTACAACATCTCACCAACCAGTGGACCACAAGCTGGTGGTACACTTGTGACGATTGATGGTGCAAATTTTGTAAACGTTACTAACGTAAAATTTGGTGGTGCCAATGGTACAAGCCTTAGCATCATAAACGCAAATCAATTAACCGTAGTCACACCACCATACGACATCACTGGTAGCGTGGACGTTGCAATATATTCCACATTTGGAATTGCGACGTGGCACGGTGCCTTTACCTACACATAGAATAAATGGCCAATCTACCAATTACACAGCTACCGGTTGCGCTATCCTTAACGGGTGAAGAGCAGGTACCGATAGTACAACATGGCATTACAAAGCAGGCGTCTGTATCACAGATTGCTAACGCTGCGTCGCCAGGTAAGTTAATCGTCAGCGTAGGTTGGACGACAGACTACTACATCATATTTTATTACAGCGACGGTACATCACAAGAAATTGGACCTGTTCCTGGATTTACCAATGCCTATGTTGATGGCAACGGTGACTTAATTTTAGTTGAAACAGATGGCACACTGCTAAATGCAGGCCACGTCGTCGGTGCCACTGGCGCGTCAGGCTACAGCGGCGCATCAGGATACAGTGGCGTTAGTGGATTTTCTGGATACTCTGGTATTTCTGGCTATTCTGGTATTTCTGGATACTCCGGGTACTCTGGTATTTCTGGCTACTCTGGGTACTCTGGTATCTCTGGCTACAGTGGTGATTCTGGCATCTCTGGATACAGCGGCAAATCTGGGTATTCTGGCATCTCTGGGTACAGCGGCGTTAGTGGATTTTCTGGATACTCTGGTATTTCTGGCTATTCTGGTATTTCTGGATACTCCGGGTACTCTGGTATTTCTGGCTACTCTGGGTACTCTGGTATCTCTGGCTACAGTGGTAAATCAGGATATAGTGGTACATCAGGCTACAGCGGCAAATCTGGGTATTCTGGCATCTCTGGATACAGCGGCAAATCTGGGTATTCTGGCATCTCTGGGTACAGCGGCGTTAGTGGATTTTCTGGCCATAGTGGTTATTCTGGTATCTCTGGTTGGTCCGGCGATTCCGGTATCTCTGGCTATAGTGGTGACTCTGGTATCTCTGGCTACTCTGGTGACTCTGGTATCTCTGGCTACTCTGGTGATTCTGGTATATCAGGCTATAGTGGTTTTTCTGGTATCAGTGGTTTCTCTGGAACTAGTGGCATATCAAACAGTTATTATTTTTACAAAGCCAATACGTTAGTAAATAGCGGTGATCCAGGTTCAGATTATTTGCTTTGGGATAACGTATTACAAACCAGTGCAACACAAATTAACGTTAGCAATATTGCAGCAAACGGTGTTGATATCAGTGTATTTTTATCTTTACTTTCAACGACTGAAACGTTTGTTATTCAAGATCAAACAAACAGCGCTAATTATCAAAATTGGATAATCACTGCAACACCAGTAAACCAAGGTACTTATTTTACTATTCCAGTAGCATTAGTTGATTCTGGCGGAACAGGCACAGTACCCGGTTTTATTAACGACCAGGATATTATTCTTGCACTGGTTAATGGTGTTAGTGGTTTCTCTGGCACTAGTGGTTTCTCAGGTTACTCTGGTATCTCTGGCTACTCAGGTGACTCTGGTATCTCTGGCTACTCAGGTGACTCTGGTATCTCTGGCTATAGTGGTGACTCTGGTATTTCTGGTTGGTCTGGTGACTCTGGCATATCTGGTTGGTCTGGTGACTCTGGTATCTCTGGTTGGTCTGGTGACTCTGGTATTTCAGGGTATTCAGGTATTGGATTATATTTTAAAGGCGCATGGAATCCTTTTGCTGGGTATAATATAAATGACATTGTTACTTATTCTGATAACAATACTTATATTGCAATTAGAAATAATGTCGGTGAAGTAGACCCACCTTACAATCCTTTTAGTTGGTCTTTATTTGTTCCGCAAGGAATTTCAGGATACTCTGGCTATTCTGGTGATTCTGGTATTTCTGGATATTCAGGTGACTCTGGTATCTCTGGCTACTCTGGTGACTCTGGCATTTCTGGCTTCAGTGGCGACTCTGGCATATCAGGCTACAGCGGCGACTCTGGTATCTCTGGTTACTCTGGTGATTCTGGTATCTCTGGCTTTAGTGGAGATTCCGGCATTTCTGGCTATTCTGGTGACTCTGGCATCTCTGGTTACAGTGGTTCTGGTATTTCTGGATACTCTGGTGACTCTGGGATTTCTGGCTACTCTGGTGATTCTGGTATCTCTGGCTACTCAGGCATATCAGGTTTTAGCAATAAATATGCAACAACAAGTACTGATCCAGATTTTGCTTTAGGTGATATATCCGGCGCTATTATTGTTGGCACAGGATTAAGTTGGACTGTTGGCCAAACAGCAGTAATTGCTTATGATACTTCAAATTATGCCAATGTTACAGTTACAGCATATGACCCCATAACTGGTTTATTTTCTTTTAATGTTAATAACTATGTTGGTATGGGAACATATCCTTGGGTTATAAATTTACAAGGTGCTACAGGAATTTCAGGATACAGTGGTTTTTCTGGTATCTCTGGTTACTCTGGTAGTGGCATTAGTGGATACTCTGGTAGTGGCATCAGTGGATACTCTGGCACATCAGGCTACAGTGGTATAAGTGGATACTCTGGCGCATCAGGCTACAGTGGCATTAGTGGATACTCTGGTAGTGGCATCAGTGGATACTCTGGCACATCAGGCTACAGTGGTATAAGTGGATACTCTGGCGCATCAGGCTACAGTGGTATAAGTGGATACTCTGGTAGTGGCATCAGTGGATACTCTGGCACATCAGGCTACAGTGGTATAAGTGGATACTCTGGCGCATCTGGTATCTCTGGCTACTCTGGTATCTCTGGCTACAGTGGTATAAGTGGTTACTCTGGTTTCTCTGGTATCTCAGGTTACTCTGGTACATCAGGCTATAGCGGTATCAGCGGTTACTCCGGGTTTTCTGGCATCAGTGGATACTCTGGTGCATCTGGCATCAGTGGATACTCTGGAATCTCTGGTGCATCTGGTATCAGTGGGTACTCTGGCATCAGTGGCTACTCTGGTGCATCTGGTATCAGTGGATACTCTGGCACATCAGGATACTCTGGCACATCTGGTTATTCTGGTACGTCAGGATACAGCGGTATCAGCGGATACTCTGGTATAGTACAAAGATACCTACAAGTTTTATTAAACTCTGGTTCTACTACCAGCGTTCCTGTCGTCAATGGATACATTGCCGTACTGCTAAACAATGGCTCAACAACTAACGTTCCTGTGAATTAAGGACCAAATATATGACTTCCCGTTACCCTTTAGTTATCGTATCGACGCAGATTGAAGAAATTCAAAACGGCGATACGATAACTATGCCAACCTCAGCTGCAGCCTTGGCGTTTAAGACGGCCAACATCGACGAGCCTGGCACTGTATCAGCTACGGCAGCGACGGGCACGATCAACTACGACATCACGACACAGTCTGTCTTGTTCTACACCAGCAACGCGTCGGGCAACTTCACAGTTAACTTTCGCGCCTCGTCTGGTACGTCGCTTAATACTGTGATGTCAACCAACGACGTGGTAACGGTATCGTTCTTAGTAACAAACGGCGCTACGGCATACTACAACTCTGCGGTACAGGTTGACGGAACAAGCTCAGGCGTGACAACTAAGTGGCAGGGCGGAACAGCCCCTACTAGCGGCGACGCCTCTGCCGTAGATATTTATAACTATGTTATAGTAAAGACTGCGAGCGCAACATTTTCCGTCTTTGCCTCTGTAACCAAATTCGCTTAAAGGTCTTATAGATGCCACGCTTATCTAAAATTGGTGCAGCAGCCCTAGCAGCTTTTGGCTTTAGTTCTGGCGCTGCTGGTGTTACTGCTAGTTATCTAGTTGTCGCTGGTGGCGCAGGTGGCGGTGGTCAATACTATACTGGCGGTGGCGGTGCTGGTGGTTTGCAAACAGGCACAACTACTTTAGCTTTAGCTAATTCTTACACAGTCACAGTTGGCGCTGGTGGCTCTGGTGGAGTTGGAGTAAGTGTTAGAGGTGTAAATGGTTCAAATTCTTCTTTTGGTACATTAACTGCATCAGTTGGTGGCGGCGGTGGTGGAGCTTGGTCTGGTAATCCAAATGGTTTAAGTGGTGGCTCAGGTGGTGGCGGTGGTGGTTCATATTCTGGTACTGGAGGCGCTGCAACATCAGGACAAGGAAATGCTGGCGGTGCTGCTTCAAGCGGTGGTGGTGGTGGAGGTGGCGCTGGTGCTGTAGGTGCAAGTGCAAGTAGCACTAATGGTGGTAATGGTGGAGTTGGTAATACATCATCTATTTCAGGAACTTCTACTTATTATGCAGGCGGTGGCGGTGGTGGTCCAGCAAATGTAGGCGGACCAGACGGAACTCCCGGAACTGGTGGATTAGGTGGTGGCGGCAATGGTGGAACAGGAAATAATCCGGGTGGCGCTGCTGGTGGTAACGGAACTGCTAATACTGGCGGTGGCGGTGGCGGTAATATGGCTGGAAATACTGGTGGCGGTGCTGGCGGTTCAGGCATTGTAATTATCAGCTACACAGGCGCACAACAATTTGGTGGCGGTGTAATTACAACCGATGGCACAAACACTATCCACACATTCACTACAAGTGGTGTCCTAAGTCCTATTAGTTCTTTATCTGCAAGCTATTTAATAGTAGCTGGAGGTGGTGGAGGTGGTTCACAGGGCGGAGGCGGTGGAGCAGGAGGCTTGTTATCTGGCTCTGGCGTAACTATTGATACCAATTCTACTTATCTTGTAACTGTAGGCTCTGGCGGTGCTGGCGCTCCAAGTGGCGGTGCATTAGGTCAAAATGGAGTTAGTGGAACAAATTCAACATTTAGCATGGTCACTACATCAGCAATCGGTGGTGGCTATGGTGGTGGTTATAATAATAATGGTGCATCTGGCGCATCTGGCGGTGGTGGTGGAAATATTGGAACTGGAGGCTCAGGCAGTTCTCCACAAGGTTATGCCGGTGGTAATGGTGGTTCAAATAACGCAAGTGGCGGTGGTGGCGGTGCAGGTGCAGTAGGTAATGTTCCAGTTCTTTTTGTTGGCGGTGCTGGTGGAGTTGGAACAACTTCATCAATATCTGGCTCAAGCACGTATTATTCTGGAGGCGGTGGTGGCGCAGGATTTAATACTACTGGTGGCGCTGGTGGTAATGGAGGTGGAGGTGCTGGCGGTGGTGGCGGTAGCGCAGGCACAAATGCAACTGCAAATTCTGGAGGCGGTGGCGGTGGAGGTGGCGCTGGAGTGTCCAATACTGCTGGAGGCGCTGGCGGATCAGGCATTGTAATCATTAGCTACACAGGCTCTACTCAACAGATGGCTGGCGGTTCAGTGACAATCACTGGCGGCAACGTGATCCACACCTTCACCTCAAGTGGATACTTAACACCATTAACATTACTCAATAACTCATTGCGGTTTAGAAGTAGTGCTAGTGCTTATTTAAACAAAACATACACAACTGCACCAACTAGTCGTACAACTATGACTATAAGTGCATGGGTTAAAAGAGGTGTTTTAAGTTCGGGCAACAAAACTATTTTTGGTACTGGCAATAATTATGAATCGGCTTATTTTAATTCTAGTGACCAGCTTTATATTGGTGGACCTTATATGTCCGCACAACAAGGGTCATTAACAACATCTCAAGTATTTAGAGACCCAGCCGCTTGGTATCATATTGTTGTTGTTTTTGACACTACAAATGCGACTGCGGCAAATCGCATAAAATTGTATGTAAATGGCACTCAAGTTACAGCTTTTAGCGCAAGCACAAATTCAAATCAAAATAACACTACTACTGAATTTTTAGTTTCAGGAGCAGTAAGCGATATTGGAGCCACTGGTGGCGGTAATTATTTTGATGGCTATTTAGCCAATGTTCAAGTAATTGACGGACAAGCACTAGCCCCTACAGCATTCGGCACATTTAACAGCTACGGTGTATGGCAGCCAATTAACTACGGCGGCAGCTACGGTACTAATGGATTTTATTTGCCGTTTAACCAAGGCTCGTCTACTTACGCTGGTAGCTTTAACGGTTCTAGCCAATGGTTGACTTGGCCCGCCAATTTGACATTAGGAACAAACAGCTTTACTGTTGAAGGTTGGTTTTACTTTACAGGCTTCCCAAATGCCGCTGGAGGTCACGGAGCTACTATTTTCCGTCAAGACCCAGCGGCTGGTACTATTTTAAATATTTTTGTTGAGGCGTATAGGCTTAAATTTTATTGCCCAACAATTGCCGTAGATGCATATTTGGGAACTGAAACCCTTACAACAGGACAATGGTATCACCTTGCTGTTGTTAAGAGCGGAAATACTATTACAGGCTATATTAATGGAACAGCAACAAGTTCCCCACAAACGGGTAACGGTAGTAGTATTCCTAATATGGCTAGTGTTGCAACGGGTAAGGGTGATAACTACACACAAGGTTATGTTTCTAATTTGCGTGTTGTTAATGGCGCTGCTGTTTACACTGGAGCGTTTGTACCGCCAACTTCTCCATTAACAAATATTGCCAATACAAATTCATTAATATTACAAAGTAGCACTGTTATTGACAACAGCTCCAATGCTTGGACAATTACAAACAACGGTGGCGTGACAATGGCTGCAGATGCAACCGTATTTGCCAATCCAAAGTCGTTATGTATAGATAATAGCCCAGCTCAAAATAACTGGACACCTAACAACATTAGTAATACATCAGGCTCAACATACGACAGCATGACCGATGTCCCAACACTAACAAGTGCTACTGCTGCTAACTATGCTGTCTTGAATCCTTTAAGCCAATCATCATCTGGTAACCCACCAACAGCAGGAAACTTAAATCCTAACGGTGGTAATGATATGGGAGCTACAATGGCGTTCCCAGCAACAGGTAATTTCTATTGTGAAGGTCAATGGACTAATGCTACACAGGCTTGTCATTTTGGTGTAATTAGTCTTTCATTACCAATTACTAGTGTATTGGCTTCAGGTTCTATGTATTATAGAAATGATGGTGCAATTTACATTAATAATTCACTTATTACTACTGTAGCTTCTTTTTCTGCTGGCGATATTATTGCTGTAACTGTTAATACTAGTACAGGTGCAGTTATTTTCTATAAAAATAATAGTTCAGTATATTCATCTAATTTGTCAGCAGCCAGCCTTACCGCAACAACATCTACATTTGGTGGTCGCTGGAATTCTGGAACAACCGCAGCTATGAATTTTGGTCAACAACCTTTTACTTACACTCCCCCATCAGGCTTCGTAGCCCTTAACACTTACAACCTATAAGAATATGCCAACAACATACGCAATACCTAATGGTCGGACAGTAATGGATGCTACTACCTATACAGCCAATGGTGGTGTCCAAACAGTTAATAATTCAGACCTTGGAACAACAGGATTTCAGCCTGATTTAGCAATATTAAAAAATAGAAACTCTGCTGGTGGATGGGCGACCATAGACTCAGTCCGTGGCACATCTTTATACCTTCAAACTTATTCAACAAACGCACAAGCAACGGACGCCCAACTAATAACTTCTTTTAATACCAATGGATATTCGTTAGGCACAAATCAGTTTAGTAACGGCACAACAATGGTTGGCTACCAATGGAAAGCTGGCGGTACAGCAGTAAGCAACACATCAGGAACTATTACTAGCTCTGTAAGTGCTAATACAACAGCAGGATTTAGTATTGTTTCTTACACTGGCAATGGTGCAACAACTCAAACTGTAGGTCATGGGCTGGGTGTTGCTCCACAAATGGTTATTGTTAAACAGATTCAAGATAACGGATATAACTGGCCCGTCTACCATATAAGCCTGTCTTCTGGCTATGCTGTATTTTTAAATACCACTGGCGCACAAGACAATAGCACTGTGTATTGGGGTTCTGTACCAACTACAACAGTATTTGGTGTAAATTATGCTGGTGCATTAACTAACCAAAGTGGTAAAGCCTACATTGCCTACTGCTGGGCTCCAGTAGCTGGCTTTAGTGCATTTGGTAGCTATGTTGGTAATAATTCAACAGACAACGCATTTGTTTACACGGGTTTTAGACCAAAATTTTTATTAATTAAAAATTCTACATCGGGTGGTTCAAGTGCTTATAACTGGGTTACTTATGACGGAGCTAGAAGCCCAACCAATGTAACAACAAATGTTCTTTGGCCCAGTTCATCTGCCGCCGAAAATGATGCCTCATTGTCGCCAAAAAATGGCGCAGGTGGAGATGGCAATATTGACTTTTTATCTAATGGGTTCAAAATTAGAAGCTCTGCATCTGCAATGGGTGGTTCAGATACTTACATCTACATGGCATTTGCCGAAAACCCTTTTAAATACGCTAACGCACGATAGGAAACACAATGTCACACTTTGCAAGAATAGAAAACGGAGTAGTAACCCAAGTAATAGTCGCTGAACAAGACTTTATTGCCACTGGCGCACTTGGTGACCCTGCTGCATGGGTACAGACCAGCTACAACACAATCGGTAACCAGCACCCTAACAACACACCTTTGCGTGGTAACTACGCAGGGATCGGCTACACATACGACAAAGAAAATGACGTATTCGTAGCCCCCAAGCCGTCCGATGATGCCATCCTCAACATGCAGACATGGTTGTGGGAAGTACCACAGACCGCCTAAGTATTATATAATAGTAGGGTTTGTATAAACCCTTGGAGATAGTATGAAGTACAGCATCGTAATACCGACATACAACCACTGCGAAAAATACTTAAAGCCGTGCGTTGACTCCATAATCAAGTATACTGATATGGGCAACGTAGAGTTAATTATCTCAGCAAACGGGTGCAAGGATAATACTGGAGCGTATTTATTTTACCTAAACTCCGCAATTCCAAACCTAAAGGTGGTGTGGGACGAGGAACCACTAGGGTACTCTAAGGCAACAAACGGTGGTATTAGGAACGCGGTAGCAGATAAAATTATCTTGCTAAACAACGACACGATCCTCTTAGACCAGCCAAAGAACCAGTGGCTTGAGATGCTAGAGGCGCCGTTCTTGCAAAACCCAAACATGGGGATTACTGGACCAATACTCCAAAACTCCCCAGAAGCAGGCCGTGATTTTTGCATATTTTTCTGTGTGATGATTGACAAAAAGGTATTTGACAAAATCGGTTTATTAAACGAAGAGTATGGCGTAGGAACTGGTGAAGATACCGAGTTCTGTATCGAGGCAGTCAACGCAGGCTTTGGAATGGCAGAGACCAACCCAAAAACGTTAGAACCAAATTTTTATGTTGGTGGATTTCCGATATACCACGTAGGCGAGGGAACGGTACACGATACCAACCTAGTACAAGACTTTAATAGTGTCTTCAGAAAGAACGCTAGGAAGCTGGGTAGGAAGTACAACCCTAGGCAATATAAGTGGTCTTTGATGAACAACTTTGAGCGCTACGTGGCAATCAAGGGAGAAGAAGTCCTACCAAGGGAAAAGGCAAGATACCTCTGGGCGGCGAGTAAGTTAATAGGTAACTCAGTGTTAGAGGTTGGTTGCTCAAACGGATATGGTTCACAGTTCTTTGGTGATACGGTTGACTACTTGGGCCTTGACTACAACGAGAACATTATTGAGGTAGCTAGAGAAGAGGGATGGGGTGACAACAAGCGTTTTGTACACGCTGACATCAACACATACCGACTGAATCAATACCACACCATCGTGGCGATGGAAGTAATAGAGCACCTAGACAACGGTCTAGAGGTAGCACAAAGATTAAAGCAGCACTGTAAACGACTTTTAATTACAGTTCCGTACATGGAAGTGCCTGGATTTTGGGGTGAGCACCATAGGTTGCACGAATTAAACGAAACACATTTACCTGGCTTTACGTATCAGTTTTTAAGCGAGCAAGGTGTTCTATCAGATACCAAGCACGATGGCATGAACTTAATGGTGTGTGAATACAATGCCTAGTGTACTGTGTAGTGTAGCGACAAGGGGTAGGTACCACACCACGCTACCACTCGTACTAAGCGCAATTATGAACCAGACGCGCAAGGTGGATAAGCTCATCATATACGATGATAATGACGAGCCAAAGGATGTGCGACAAGAGTACTTGTATAAGCACTTTTTTCAGATGTTAGACATCAAGGGTGTTGCGTGGGAGTGGCTCTTTGCACAAAAGAAGGGCCAGCACCACATACACCAGATGGCAAACATGCGAGGTTTTGATTGGGTGTGGCGCGTTGATGATGACGCAATACCAGAATCCAATGTGCTAGAGAACTTATTAAAGTACGCAAAAGATGATGTAGGTGCAGTCGGCGGGTCAGTACTAACACCACCACAGAATGAAAAGAACAACGCTACTGGAACTATTGACCGCATTGATAGCGAGCCAAATATCCAGTGGGGGCAAATTGATGGAGTGAAAGAAGTTGAACATCTACACTGCACTTTTCTGTATCGTTCTGGCGTGCACGATTATAATCTTGGTCTTTCACGGGTAGCACACCGAGAAGAGACATTATTTACATTTGGCCTGCATCAAAAAGGTTATAAGATATTAGTAGTACCAAACGCTGTTACGTGGCACCTAAAGAATCCAGAGGGTGGTATCCGCAGCGAGACAAAGCAGGAGATGTTTGAGCATGATGAACAAATTTTTAGAAATGTTCTTCGATTCAGAGCCGACACTATTGTGGTGCTTAACTGCGGTCTTGGGGATCATATTGTCTTTAGCCATGTGCTACCTAGCATTCGGAATCCTGTTGTTTTTAGCTGTTACCCTGAAATAGTACCCGGTGGTTCGATTGCAGAGGCACAGCACCTGTTTGGTGATATATATCAGTACAATATCTACGCCAGAATGGACGGATGGAAATGGAAAGATAGCTTAGAGTCAGCGTTTAGGAAGATGTATACATGATCATCATCTCACCCTACGCAAAAGCGTTGTTAAGTAAAAAGCAGAACCCAAAGAACTATCCGTATTGGAAAGAACTAATTAGCCAGATCACAGAGCCAATCATTCAAGTCGGTATTGAGGGTGAAGAGCAGCTAGTCCCTGACTTTAGAAAGAATCTACCGATCAGTGAGCTGCGTGGTCTGCTACAAGAATGTCGTACATGGATTAGCTGTGATAGTTTTTTCCAACACCTTGGCTGGGATGAGAATAAGCCGGGGATTGTTTTATGGTCCGTATCAGACCCGCTGATATTTGGACACCCAGAGAACACCAACCTATTAAAAGATCGGTCGAAGATAGCAAAAAACCAATTCCTATGGTGGGAGTTTGTAGAACACAAAAGCGACCTATTTGTAGAACCTAAAGAAATATTAGTGCACTTAAACAAGGAATAAAAAATGGCACAATCCGGCTACACGCCAATCGCCCTATATTACAGCGACATACCAACAAACACCCCCGCTGACACTGACCTTGTGCCCGGAGAGCTGGCGATCAACATCGCCGACGGTAAGGTGTACTACAAAGACGACAGCGACATAGTACAAGTACTAATCGGCACCAGTGGATACTCTGGCTACTCTGGTATCTCTGGATACTCTGGCGCAAGCGTATCTACTTCAACGCCAAACACATGGACGGCAACGCAGACCTTTAATGGCTCGTCATCCACTGAGGCCACGAAGATACTTAACATTGCCGAGCCCGCCAACGTAGTAGCCGCGGCCCCTTCTTCAACGACTAACTTCTACATTAACTCTGGCGCGGTGCAGTACTACACGTCTAACACAGCAAACAACTGGACAATCAACTTTGCCTTCTCCGCCGGTACTACACTAAACGCGGCGATGGCGACCAACGACTCCATATCGTGCACCCTAATCGTAACCCAGTCAGCCACGGCCTACTACCCCAGCGCGTTTCAGGTAGATGGCACAAGCTCTGGCGTTACAGTGAAGTGGCAGGGATCAGCACCAACAAGCGGTGACCCAAGCTCGCTAGACAGCTATACGTTTGTAATAATTAAGACGGCGTCTGCAACCTACACCATCCTAGCCACCGCAACTAAATTCTCCTAATACTATGGACCTACAACAAATATTTAACATATTCATCCCTATCGTCTGCGGAGTTCTAGGTTGGTTTTGCAGAGAACTTTGGACTGCCGTTCAAGAACTTAAAAATGACGTAGCTAAACTGCGCGAGGACCTACCATCAAAATACGTGTCAAAAGAAGACTTCAACGATCGCTGGAACGAGGTGCTCAAGGCGCTGCACCGGCTAGAGGACAAGATGGACCGCGTAGTTCAGCTCGAAAGAAAATGAGACGCGCCGCAAAGGGTGCCATGCACTCAAAAACCATGTGGTTCTCGCTGGCTCTGATGATAGTCGGCGCTGTGTATGAAAACTTCTCGTACGTGCAGAACATCATCGACCCTAAATACTACGGCACAATACTAATCTCAATCGGCATCGTCTGCGCCATCTTGCGCTTTATGACAACACTGCCGCTGGATAAAAAATGAGCTTTTTACTCTATCCGTTTTTAGTAATTATTAACCTGATTGGTGCCGTCTTAACCTTTCCTTTAGCCCTGTTCATCGTATTATTCAAAAAGGACGAGATGGGCTGGGTTAATAACGCAACCGCTAAAGCCGTTGGCCCACGCCTAATTAAACTCTTTACTTGGTTCCAGACTCCTGATAACAGCCTAGACGGTGATGCTGGTTGGGAAAAGAAACACAGCCATTCTTGGTGGTCACGGGTTCAATGGTTGTGGCGTAACCCGTTCTATGGATTTGCCGTAGTAACTTTTGATGGCTCGTCTGGCATGTCATACTCTGGCGACTTAAACTGCAGCCCAACTAACCCGGGCCACATACTTGTTAAGGGACATGGTTTATTTCAGTGGGTCTACTACAAGAGCATTGGCTCTAAGACACTGTACTTAAACTTTGGCTGGAACATCAAGGCCCTCGTAGAACCCGGCTTCATTACGCCGGACCAGTGGCATGACAACACCGCCCTAATAAAAGACTATCCTGCAACGTTTGCCTTTTCGCCAAGGATCATATAATGTTTGGATTAAACCCATTTATTTTGTACGGAGCTATTGCGGCGATTGTTATATCGTTTGCCAGTGGTACTACACTTGGCTATAAGTGGGAAAAGTCAAACTTCAACCAATACAAACAAGAGCAGGCTGAGACGACACGCAAGCAAGAACAAGCCAACCAGACTGCCACAGACGCAATAAGGAAAAACAAAGATGAACAGATCGCTGCTATTAACTCTAAGCTGTTTGACGCTATTAGCGAGTTGCGCAAGCGCCCCAGCCGGCCAGCAACGATTACCAGCAATGGACAAAGTGGCACTGGGGCAACCCTTTACGCCGATGATGCAGAGTTTCTTATCCGGGAAGCTGCCAGAGCCGACATCATCAGGACAGCCCTCCAAGCCTGCTACAACCAATACGACCAAGTAGCCAAGTAGTATATAATCCCCAATCCAGTGGTTTGGAATAAGGAGTATTTATGAACAGATCAATTGTGGCGTTGTTGTGGGTGGTAGGCATATTTGCGGCCATCCACCTAACCGATAAATATACACACATAGAAGAGAACATCATGGCAATAGCCAAGTCGACTCTATCCTTTATAACCAAGGAAGAGGGTGTCAGATACAAGGCGTACCAGGACAGCAAGGGACTATGGACGATTGGCGTAGGCCATCTCATCAAATCCAACGAGCCACACCTAATGAAGGCCACGCTTACTCAGGAAGACGTAGATAAGCTCCTAGAAAGCGATTTAAAGTGGTGTGACGAGGCCGTAGCCAACTCGGTAAGGGTACCCCTAACACAACCTCAATACGACGCCCTATACAGCCTCTGCTTCAACATAGGAGAGACTCAGTTTAAGAAGTCTACCGTAGTAAAGCGGCTCAACGTAAATGACTACACGGGCGCGGCTGACGCAATACTGATGTGGAACAAACCAGCGGTATTAGAAAACCGCCGCAAACGCGAAAGAGCATTGTTTTTAACTGGAATCTAGGGCGTAAATGCCTGATTTTATGCATTAATGTATATAGGATCTGATCAATCCAATCAACAATTTAACCTCGAGGAATTACCATGGAAGGCTTTACTAAACTACCTAAGATGCAGCACTTTAAAGAAGGCGGCTCAGTACAAAAACAAATCGCTAACTACGAAAAACGCGAGCGCAAGACTGAAGAAAAAGCTGACATGGCCCAAGACAAAGCCGTTGTTAAAAAAGCAATCGGCATGCATGACAAACAAGAGCATCCTGGTGAAAAGACTGACCTATCCAAATTACGTAAGGGCGGCCGTGCTAAGAAAGACTGCGGAACCGTTAAAAAATACAAAGCCGGTGGCAACGTAACTAACGTATACGAAGCCAAGAAAAAATCTGGTGACTTAGATGCTATTAAAGCAGTAAAACAAATCACGCCAACCAAGGCAACTGCAGCAAGCGCCCCCGCTGTTAAACCAGCAAATACACCCGCTAAATTTTGCGGCGGCAAATCAGTTAAAAAAATGGCTGACGGTGGTATGAGTGGCCCAATGGCAGATGCTAATGCACTCTTGGATCCAATACGTGACGCTGGAACCTCATTACGTAACAATGTAATGGGCACACCAGAACAGAACCGTATTGCACAGGCTCGTATGGACATGATTGCAAAGAAAAAAGCAGCACAACAAGCCGCGCTTTTAGGTGGCTTAGGAGCTCCAATGGCAGCACAACAAGGCGCAATAGCCGCAGCACAGCCAACAGCACCTGCACCAGCACCAGCACCAGCTCCGGTTGACACCATGGGTAATACAACTGGTATGCCAATGCAAAAACGTGGTGGTAAAGTTAAAAAGGGCTGCTAATCATGCCAATTAAATCTAAGGCACAACAAGGAGCCATGTATGCTGCAGCCGAAGGTAAAAGCACTTTGGGAATTCCTAAAAAAGTTGGCAAAGAATTTGTTAAGTCGGGTTTTGCAAGTAATAACCTCCCTAAAAAAGTAATTAAACGAGCCGCTGGCCGGGGTAGATAATATGAAAGATTTTAAACAAAACACCAAGATGGCTTGTGAAGGTAAACACTATCAAGCCGGTGGCGATGTTACCATGGATGACCTTGCAACTTATGCGAAAAAAAATCCTACTGGACTTACAGCGTTTGAGAGAGCCCCACGCCCAGCTACACCAGATATTAAGTTAAATCGGGCTATGGGTGCTCCAGATAATACTGTTATGCAACCAGTGGAAATGCCTTATAGAAAACCAACTGACATGATGACTTCTCCTGTCGATGGTAAATTAAGAAAAATGGCGCCTCCACAAATACGTGGCAATTTGTTACTGCTTAAAAAAGGCGGAAAAACAAAACGCGGAAATAAAAAATAATGGCTTATAGTGGAACCACTGGCAAGACAACCATTAATGTTGACCAGTTAATATCGTACGCGTTTCGTGATGCTGGCAAGACGGCAGAAGAAATAACGCCCGAGTACATTGACGCTGGTAAGCAGGCGCTATTTTATAACCTGCAAAATCTGTCTAATATGGGTGTCAACCTGTGGCTCTTGGAGAACCAGTTGTACGGTGCGTTAACGGCCCAACAACAATTATACCTCCCAAGTACGGTCATTGATGTGCGTGAGTCTAACTGGGTCTACATCATCAACTCACAGGCATCAGAGTACTTGCCACTAGATAACCCATTAGCCCCCGCAGCGTTTGAGCAAAACTTAAACTTAGTGGCCGAGTCTACAATAGAAAAGAATTACTTAGGCCTACAGTACCAACAAGCACAGCCAGTCTTCTATGTTGGCTTTAATGGCTTTAATGATACTGGAACTACCACCACGTACAACTTTGCGTATGAAGTCAGTGATGATGGCATTAACTGGGTGTTGTCAGAGCAGTTACCAGAGACGACACTAAAAGACCGTGAGTGGGCGTACTACAACATCGCCATTACTCCAAATCACTTATACTACCGTTTACGTGAGACAGTAGCACCCACATTCGCAGTTCGGCAAATTGTATTCTCAACCAGCCAACAGGTAATTCCATTGGCACGACTTAATCGTGACGACTACTGGAATCTACCAAACAAACAATTCCCGTCCGTTCGTTCTTTACAGTACTGGTTTGATAGGACCATCGAGCCATCGATGTACCTATGGCCAGTACCAAACAACGACTTCCAAATGTTTCAGCTTGTTGTTGAAAAGCAGATGGAAGACGTTGGTTCATTAACGAACCAGATCTACGTACCAGATCGTTGGCTGCCATGCATTCAGGCACAACTATCACATAAGCTATCAATGCAGTTACCTGGCGTTGACATGCCTCGCATACAGTACCTTGAGCTGCAGGCTAATAAACTATTCCTTAACGCAAGCGAAGAAGACCGCGATAAGTCACCAATCTATTTCCAACCTAATATAAGTTACTACACAAGATGAGCGTAATAATGAACTATAATTCGCTGGTTCTTAATATCCAGCAATATATGGAAAGGAATGACCCTGACTTTATTGCGCAGATTCCTAACTTAATTGCGCTTGCAGAGTCGTCAATCGCCGCAGAACTTAAAACGTTTTTACAGTTGATCGTGGTGGAGACCAACTTAGCTGAGAACCAGACAGTACTTAACAAACCATCTCGCTGGCGCAAGACGGTCAGCATGAAGGTAAACGGTCAGCCTATACTGTTGCGTAGCCAAGACTATGTGTCTCAGTACTTATCCGAATCTACCGCTGGTGTACCTAAGTATTACGCCGACTACGACTACAGCAACTGGAACTTTGCACCGTTACCAGATACATCATACCCAGTTGAAATTATTTATTATGCTGAGATTCAGCCGTTAGACGAAACTAATCAACAAAATCTGTGGACTGCAATAGCACCACAGGCAATGCTATACGGAGCATTACTCCAAGCTCAGGGCTACTTAAAGGCATTGGATAAGTTGCCAGTATGGAAACAATACTATACAGACTCAATTGCAGCGCTCAAAAAAGAAGATAACTCTCGCCGCATTGATAGAAATACTACGGTTCAGGAACCTTAAAACATGACAACTCCAGTTTACGTATCCCCATTTACAGGCACTGTTGTTACCCCAACAGATGTATCCTATTTCGCCCTTGAGTTTAGTACAGATCAGCAACTTTACTGGCCCGCTACTGTCAATCCACCACAAGTGCCGGCAGCACGTATTATTGACTGCACCCCAACTGCTGGTAGTTTAACTATTGCGTTACCTGCAGGCAATCAAGGTACTGTCGGTGCTGATATTTTATTTCGTAATTTAGGCGCCTATGATATTGTTATTACTGATTTTACTGGTGGTGGGTCTTTTACTTTAGCTGTTGGTTTAGCTAAGTATGTATACCTTAGCGACAACTCTACTGAAGCTGGTATTTGGCAAAATGTAACATTCGGCGCAGGTACATCAGTTGCTGACGCAGCAACACTGGCTGGCGCTGGACTAACTACCGTTAGCGGTAAGTTAGCTACGACACAGAACATTGTTGATATAACAGCAACTCCCGTCGTTAACGACGCAAGCCGTGCCGCTACATTTGTGTGGAGTGCGGGTGCTGGAACATTTAACTTACCAAACATTTTCACACTATCCCCTGGATGGTACATTGGCTTTAGGAATGCTGGTAGTGGGTCACTAAGCATTATCCCCGTATCACCGGCGTTGATTAACGGTGTGTCTTCTATTGTAGTAAACCCAGGCGATTCTGGCTTTATTTTTTATGATATTGGAACTGGCGGTTTTATTACCGTTGGATTAACAGCGCCATCAAGTTCTGCGTTTACTGCTGAGACGTTTGACGTTGATGCTATCACTGGTAACACACTAGACTTAGTATCGTATGCCCCAATTATCCAGACATACATTGCACAAACTGGTACTAGGACACAGACACTTAACGTAGTCCTTCCTGCGATTACCCAGATTTATGTCTGGTCTAATAACACAAACCAAGTGGGCTATGACATAACGTTTCAGATTACTGGTAGCTCACAGCCTCCGATAGCTATACCAACAGGTGCGATTGTTACAGTACTTAGTGACGGAACAAACTTGTTCTTGCTAAACCAAGGTACAACGGGTGTTTATTACGCAGCAGATGGCACAGCCGCTGCTCCAGCGTTTTCGTTTAATAGTGATACCTCCACTGGTATGTATTTAGCTGGTACTGGAGTACTAGGATTGTCTGCCAATGGCACAGAGTTAATTGACATTGATGGGTCAAATGCACTACAACCATATGTTAACGTTAAGGCGACACTGAACGCACAGTTAATATCAGGCGGGAAGTTCTAATGGCAGCTGATAATATTGCACAAGATACCACGCAATATACTCAGATTTTTTCCCTAGCTATCCCGCCAGGGATTAAACGAGATGGTACTATATTTCAAGCCGATCAGTTTACTGATGGTGTATGGTGCCGTTTTCAGCGTGGTGATCCCAAGAAAATAGGCGGATATCGTACGCTATTCAGTAGCTTTACCGGTATCTACCGTGGCATGATTGCACAACCATACCAAGGCGTTAACTACATTTTTGCTGGTAACGCATTCGGGTTAGATGCGTTCACTACCGGTACAACCATTGGGTCAGGTAGTGGACCCTTTACGGTTAGCATATTACCGGGTCAAGTTACTGTCCCTGTAGCATCCTATTCATCGCCAGACTTTGATATTGTTGGTGATGCTACGTCAGCGTTTACAGCTGGTGTTAAGGTTATATTTGATCAAACAAATTCGGCTACAGTATACGAGGTACAATCTTCCACATTTACCACACCAAATACAACGGTAACGTTAACGGCTAGTTTTTCTGAGACACCAGACTACGTATACATTGATAACGCGCCTGTGTTTGAACCAGACTTGTTAGATGGTCCATACCGAAACCTGTGGCAGTTTGACGTACAGTTTAGTCCATTGGGGGGTAATCTATCCGTATTTGCGCACCCAGGTAAAAACTTAGCAAACATTGATAACGGTGTAAAGAGCCAAGTATTAGTTGGTGCTATTACACCTGTTTCTGGTAATCAGTGGACATTTTCAGGTTTATCAGACAGCATGGGGCAAAACCCAACGTATACGCCAGTATCAGTTGACGGCGGTATTTGTGTGCTATACCCATTTATCTTTGTGTATGGATCAAACGGGTATATAGCCAATAACAACGTTGATCTGTCATCGACCGCGTACAGCCTCAGAAACTTCTATGATTGGAACGGCCCACTAGCCAACCAAACAAACGTAGCAGCGTCTAAGATTGTAAAGGGAACCACTGTACGTGGCGGTACTAATGCGCCATCGGGGCTATTTTGGGCAACGGACAGCTTGATACGTGTATCGTTTACTGGCGCTGCACCGCTTTATTGGCGCTATGATATTATCTCTAGTCAAATATCTATTATGTCGTCTAGCTCAGTCGTTGAGATGGATGGCACATCTTTTTGGATGGGTGTTGACCGTTTTTACTTGTACAATGGCTCTGTAGCAGTACTACCAAATGACAAGAACGTAAACTACTTATTTAACAATTTAAACTACGAACAGCGTCAAAAGGTGTGGGCTACTAAGATACCACGCTACAACGAGATCTGGTTCTTTTACCCCCGTGGCACTAACACCGAGTGCACCGACGCAATTATTTACAACGTAAAAGACAAGCTGTGGTATGACGCTGGTCAGGCAGAAGGCGCAAGACGCTCATGTGGATACACCACAGAGATCTTCCCTACACCAATTTGGGCTGGGTGGGACTATGATCCCTTGTTCCATAACGCACAGCCTATTATAACGCCTCCCCCATCAGAAGATCCAATTGACGAAAACACTCAATTTTATTTAGATGGCGATCAAACACCGTTACTTAGCCCCGGTGATGCGTTTTCATTTAGTAATAATAAAAACGCGCCAGTCTTTATCATAGCATCTAGTATCCATATCTTTAACACGACTATTGGTACACCTGGTGTTACGTTAATTACCTCCACAACATCATTTACCAGTGTTCCCTCTGTTGGCACATTGGTTTATAGCCTAGATGGTGGATATACTATTTGGCAGCATGAATTTGGTCAAAATAAAATAAGCGTTAATGGTGAAACTGCCGTATACTCTAGCATAACAACAAGCGACATTAGCTGGTTGACAGGCAGTCCAAGTCAAGATGCACTGCAAGGTATTAATCGTCGTATGCACTTGCGTCGTGTTGAGCCAAACTTTATACAAACTGGTATTATGTCTTTAACCATACTAGGTCGTAAGTTTGCTGGTGGTCAATATGAAGAAAATTCTGGCCCATACTTTTTTACGCAAGATACGGGTAAAATTGACTTGCGAGTTGAGCATAGATTGGTTAGACTGCAGTTCATATCTAATACTTTAAATGGCAACTTTGAGATGGGTCGTAATTTAATCACCGCAGAATTTGGTGACGAAAGACCGTAGTGATACAAGATTTTTTTCCGTTTGAACCGGCGTACATGAGTTGGGAAGATTACAACGGTAACCTAGTAATGTACTACGGCAAGGAACCCCTGGGGCAGTACCCAGAAGAAGAGTGGATGATAGCCGCCGCGCAAGTAGCCCAATTAGCAACATTTGCAAACTATCCAGTTCCTAACCCAGAGTTGTACACCGAATGGCAGGAATGGGCTAGAGACTTTACACAGATTATAAACGGTCCTAGTTCATAAAAAGGGCGCAATATGCGCTTTTGTTGCATTAATATAGGTATAACAATCAAGCATTAAGAAGGCTAATAAATGGGTTGGGTAGACAGCGGAGACAGTGCAACTTGGGTAGATGACGCGCCTGCAGAAAGCTCTGTAACGGTCGAACCCGCACCTCCTGAATTTAACAATGCCCCAGCTGCACCTGCACCTGATCAGGGCCCCGCACCAAGTGCTCCTTTAGATTTAAATCGGGACAATGGTAACCCTCCTCCAGATCAAGGTGGTGGTGGCGGTGTTGACCAAAGTGCATTGGAACAGATGTACCAACAGTATTTAGGCCGTGGTGTTGATCCATCTGGTGCCTCTACTTGGGCCGGTCAAGACTACAACACAGTACTTCAAGGTATTTTAGGTAGTGGTGAATATGCTAGTACTCATGGCGGTGGTGGCAGTAATCCAACGCCAGTTCAGAACGGGCCACAGGGTGGTGGTGGTGGTGTTGATCAAGCCACGGTGGACCAGCTGTACCATCAATATTTAAACCGTGGCGTTGACCCCTCTGGTGCCGATACTTGGACTGGGAAAAGTTTAGCAGAAGTCACTGCGGGCCTTACTGGTAGTGCAGAATATGCTAGTACTCACGGTGGCGCCCCGAATGCTACACCAATAGATACAATAGACGCTTTGTACCAGCAATATTTAGGTCGAAATGCTGACCCAACGGGTAAAGCTAATTTTGCTGGACAAACACCAGATCAAATTGCGGCTGGTCTTATAGCTAGTGCAGAGTACCAATCAAAGAATACTCCAGAAGATCCAAGCCAGTGGATACCACAAGTTGTTTCACAGACATATGACGCCAATGGTGAAAGAATTAATACATACCAATACATTGACCAAAAAACTGGCAACGTATACGATAGCCAAAGTGCAGATGCCAAACTTTTATTAGCAGGAACAGCTGCCCGTGATACATACATTGAAAAATTAAATTTAGACGCAACAGACAAACAAAGTCTATATAATTTAAAAGCAACAGATCCTAATAAATATTACGATACAGTTGCCCAACAATTAAAAGACCAAGTATTTACTAATTACACTACAAATGCTAATTATGATACTGATTTAAAGGCACTTGATTCTCTTGCGGCCATCGCTCCACAAGCATACTACAAAGCAGAATTAGATTTTTTAGGTAAACAAGTTGGTTGGCAGACTGGACAAAATACTAGTGAAAGAGCTGCACCTGTCATAGAGCAAATTAAAGCAATAGCTCCTGCTGCGCAACAATCTGGTATTAGTGTTGATGATATTAACTCAATTGTTAATAAAGCCGCTGTAGAAGCTAACGTTCAAAATCAGAAAATGATTGCTAATAACGCAGCTAACGGTGGTAGTGGATTTAATTTTGCCAAAGATGTTCAACCGGGTCTTGCATTTGTCGGTATAGCCGTAGCAACAGTTATGTCAGGCGGAGCAGCGTCTGGATTACTTGCAACAGAACTTCTAGGTGGCGCAGCTGCCGCAGCTGCAGCTACTGCAGGTGAGGTTGCTGCAGCCACAATTGCTAGTACTTCTATTATCGGCGCTGGCATGGGTGCAATAACCTCTGCAGCGTATGGTGGTGATGTTGCACAAGGTGCTCTGAAAGGAGCAATTAGTGGCGCAGTTAGTGGTTCGGTATCACAGTTAGGTGTTGCATCTGGCTTGTTTGGCTCAGAAACAATTGCAAATGTTGCAAACACTATAGGTTTAGATCCAGATAAGTTAGCCAAAATTGTTGTGAATACAGCGGCTATGACACTTGCCGGTGTGGCTACAGGTACTGTTAATAGTCAAAATTTCCTTCAAGTACTGGGAACTAGTTTAGCTGCTTCAGGTGTTGGGGCCTATGCTGGAACATTAGTAGAAAAACTTGATCCTACGGCAACGCAGGCCGCTATTGCTGCAGTAAGTAGTATAGCCTCAGTTACCACAACTGCCGCGTTAAATGGTCGTAACGTACAACAGGCACTTATTAGCAACATTCCAACTATTCTTGGTGCATTAACTACACCAGAAAAAGTTGCAGCGCCATCTACTACAGAAAATGTTGGACTTACCACTGGCGCAGTTGATACTGTATTACAAAAGAATCTTGTCGACCCGTATATTAATGCGTCTCCTGATCCGCTTGGTACATTTGTTAGACAAAATAACTACACCGGCGATCCGACTTCAAACATGCAGTTTGTTGTTAATACTATGGTAGATCAAAATATACCTAGAAGCGATATTGTTTCTAATATAGCATCTATATATAATGTTGACCCAAAAACAGCTGAAGGATACTACCAAAATACTGTTGCTAATAATGTAGTAGAAAAATTATCAAATAACTCTAGTGATCCAATTGCATTTGTAAATGCAGCTAAGTTATTAACGGGTGACAATCAAGACAATTTAAAATACGTTACAAAAGAAATGCAAGTTCAAGGCTTGTCAAAAGATGAGATTTCACGTAACTTGCAAGACTTGTACCAGATTCCTAAAGATAAAGCAGACGCCTATTCTGGTTCTTTACCAAAAGATAAAGAAACTACTTCTACTGCAGATAATTTTGGTACTGCATTTAAAGATGCTAGATCTTCGGGAGCTAAAACGTTTGAATGGAACGGAAAACAATACACAACTGATCTTGCACCGCCGCCTTCTGCTGCTACACCAGGAGAGCCAGCTAAAACAGCTATGCAGATTTTAAGTGAAGGTCTAACACCAAAACCTAAGACATTCCAAGAGGCTATAGACTTTGCTAAAGATACAGCTCCTATGTTTGAGAGCGGCGTAAAACGATTTACTGATAGACTTTCTGATAAAGTTACATCAGCTGCTGACAATTTAACAAAAACTATTTCAGCAACAAATTTACCAACTTTAGAAAATATTAAAAGCAGTATACCTTCGTTTGATGCTGTTGAAAAATCGTTTATGAATTTTGTGGAAAATCCTGCTGTGCCAGGAGTTCCAAGTATGTTAACTGCCACAAAAGAAGTTACGGATGCTCTTGTAGAAGCGGCTAAGACAATGCCGCAAGTTGCGCAAGGAATTGTATTCAACATGGTTGGCCAAGTATTTCAAAATTTCTCTGCATTAGGAATTTCAGCATTCGGTAGAGAAAATGCAGTGTATTTAGCAGGTAAAGCCATATCTGACTTTGGTACAAATTCAGTATCGCCAGAGGTGCAGCAAAAAATAAAAGACTCAACTGCTGCTACTGACCAAATGATAAAAAATGCCGAACCCGGCATGAAAGAAATTACTGCACTTCGCGCCTACATTGAGAACCCATTAAGTTTTGCATGGCGCGGCGGTCCTGAAGTACTGGAAGATGTTAGCTTTTTAGGCATAGCAAAACTGGCTGGTGTCGCTGCTAAAATCACTGGCACATTTGACGCCTATAAGACTATGGTAACAGCAGACGCTGGCCTTAATTTTTTAGATGCCGGACTTAGCGGCATGGGAACAATTTATGACCAATTAAAAGCTAAAGGTACTGATGTAAGCACCGCAATAAATACAGCAGTTCTTGGTGGCACGTTACAAGGCATAACAACGATGGTGCTCCACGGTATTGTGGATGCTTCGTTATTAAAAAGTTATGCAGTAGACATGATGGAGTTAACAGGAAAAGGCATTACTGCGATTGCTAGTGGTGGGTATTCGGCAACGTATCTTTATTCTTATATTAATAATTTAATAGAACAAAAAGCAGTTAACCCAAATGCCGAACTTGACCTAAATAAAGCAAATATTGCAGCAGCTACGAATGCCCCAATTGGAATGGTTTCAGCAGTAAATTCTGCCATCGCCGTAAGTTTTCAACCTTCAAAAGTTGAAACAAGTGCAGATACAAATCAGTTTTTAAAATTAGCAGGACCAGCAAGCGAAAGCCAATCTTCTTGGCAGGCGCCTAAGTTATTGGAAGGGCCACAACGGCTATTACCACCACCTTCTTCTGAACAAATAGCTGCTGTTAAAGATACACAAAACACGATTTCACAGACATTACAACAGGTAGGTGTTCCTGCAGACCAAGCAAATTCGATGGCAATTAAATCTATTGGATCTGAATTAGTTGATCAAATTAATAGCAACATCACTACTGAAACAGGTAAATTAGATGCTAGTAAAGTATTAGGAAAAGATTCCGCTGGGAATCCTATTACGTTTTCTGATGTGTTTGGATCTTTGGCAACTAACGAGCCAGTTATTAAAACACAATCTAATAGTGAAAGTGACACGCAGCATAATGATACTTTAATAAAAGATATTAAAGTAACTCTGCATGATTTACTTGGTATTAATTTAGACAACAATGCCTTGGTACCGCAAGCACAAAGAAGTACAGAGACACAAACAGCTGAAGGATTGCCTTTTGCTGAAAAACCAGATATTAGTAGATTGTTTAACAACAACACGCTTTTTGGTACAGATTTAACAGTTCCACAAAATCAGACTCAGCCGCAAACTGATACTAGAGGAAATTTGATTTACGCTGGTCCGTCTACACAAACGTCAACAAAAACTGACACAGCAGCTGACACTGCAACTGATACAGCGACAAAGACTGACACATCAACATTAACACAACCGCTAACGCAAACATTAACACAACCGTTAACGAAAACTCTTACGTTGCCATCTACACAAACGGCAACTCAGACTTTGACACAGCCTTTAGTGCAGCCATTAACTACAACAGTAACACCTACAGTAACACCTACAGTAACACCTACAGTAACACCTACAGTAACACCTACAGTAACACCTACAGTAACACCTACAGTAACACCGGTAACACCTACAGTAACACCGGTAACACCTACAGTAACGCCGGTAACGCCGGTAACACCTGTAAGTAAACCACCTAGTACTCCAAAGGTGCCTGTACCTGTTCCAGTGCCGACAGTTAGTAAAAAGAAAAAACGTATTAATCCGCCAGATTTACAGGAAGACAGAACTAAAGGTAGGATACATGCTCTACCTTTACAAAATCAGATGAACATTATTAATTCAACCCAACCGAGCAATGTGATACCTATGAAACCATTTAATGTAGACGACCAATTAAAAGCTGCTGCTTCTGGAGGTTTAATGCGTTTAGCCGCTGGTAGTTCGACTGGTGCTACTTCAGGCTCTAACATTAGTATTGGCCCTGGTGATGCTGCTTACTCTCCTGTTTCTAACTTTGTTAAAGGTAAAGATCAAGCATCTTTTTTACCAGATAAATATAACTTGCAACAGTATACCTACACACCACCTGTATATAATCCAGATGCGGTATTAAAGCAAATTTTAGCTGCAGCACAAGGTGGTGCTGTACACATGGCCGCCGGGGGTGCTCAAGACACGAATCCTGCGTTTGATCCAGGTGCCACTGAAGTTAAAATGAAAGGAAAACAATTTTCTTTTCATAAGCCTTTTGTTGGTTTAAATGTAAATGCTAACTCACCAATGTTAAGCACTGGAGGTGAAGTTGAAGGACACAACCCGCAATTTTTTAGTGAAGGTGGTTTGAATGCAATGGAAAACCGTTACGTTCAAGGTGACGGAGATGGCACAAGCGACAGTATTCCGGCTATGTTAGCAAACGGCGAATTTGTAATACCAGCCGATGTGGTATCATCTTTGGGTAATGGTAGTAATGACAGTGGTGCATCTATACTTGATGAATTTTTAAAGACAATTAGATCACACAAAAACCGTGCAAATAAAAATGGATTGCCACCGGATAGTAAGGGTGCGCTAGGTTACTTATTAGAAGCAAAACGTAAAGTGAGAGCATAATGGCTGGAACAACAGGATCAACCGGTTTAAACAATTTTTTAACCGATACATATGTAAAAGAGACCACACTACCGTCATGGTACGACGCGGCTCAACAGGGTATTGTAACTGGAGCAGGTCAAGCACTTGGTGCCGCGCCGGCTTTTCAGAATACAGTTGGGCAGCAAGCCGTAAACACTTTGCAAAACCCTAATAATGCTTTTAACCAAGCACAAGGTTCTTTAGGTCAAATTGCTGCTGGTGCTGCTAATCCTTGGATTACCGGGGCTGATGGCCAAGTAACCCCAAATACCAACACGGCAATGGGTGGATTGTTTCAGGCACAAAACCAACAGCTTAACCAGTTAATGCCAAATTATATGGCGCCAGTTCAGGGTGCTAATATCGGCTCTGGAAACTTTGGTAGTTTACGTGGTGATACTGCGGTTGATAAAGCCAGGGCCGACGCGTTTGCTAACTTAGCCGCTCAACAAATGCAGTCCGCATTGCAAAACCAAACAACTGGTGTGCAGGCAGGAACTGGTTTAGGTAATGTACTTAACCAGCAATTGGGCACCGAATTGACAGCTGGTAATACTCAGATGAACGCACCATTCCAAAACCTTGGAAGTTACGCAAACTTAATTAACGACATTAGTGTTCCCGGTACTGTAGCACAGCAAAACCAAATGTCACCGTTAAGTCAAATTGGTGCTGTATCGTCGGCAGGTAACACTTTATTAAACACGTTGGGACTTGGTGGTGCACTAACCAATGTAGGTAAAAACTTAGGAACTTGGTTTAGCAATTTGAACACTTCAAATAACAGTGACATGCCAAACCCTGTTTCGCCGTATGATCCATCAACAACCCCTGTTAATCCAGCTGCTGACCAAAATCTTTACGGTCCTAACTAAGAGATAAATTATGGCAATTACAAACGCACCGTTAGAAGAGACAGCATTACCAGACGAAAACGCAAGGATGACCAACAGCGGGTTAATCCCGGGTCTGCCCGTGCAATTAGCAGCCGCTAAAACAAAGGGCGGTCTTAATGCTGTAAAAGACCAAACTGCAATGCTAATGGATGAAAAAAGTCAGGCTAATGTCTTGCAAAATATGCAAAGACTGGCTGATGAAATTCAAAACCCTTGGCGTAAACTTAACGAGGGTTTGAAGGACGTAAACGCTTGGACTATGTATAACAAAGCGCCTGCATTTGCCTTACGTGAAGAAGCGGCCAATACGGATCGTTCAAATTTATATAACATTCAACAACAACAAGCCGCATTTCAAAACGCACAACTTCAGCTAGAAGCTGACAACAAACGTATTAACGCTTTGATGGGTAGGGGTGGAGTTGGCGGCGCTGGTGGTGCTGGTTCCGGCGGGTTACCAGCTAATGTTATTAAAGCGTTAAATGCAGTTAACCCAAGAGACATTGCTGCCAAGCAAGCCATTATAGATAACTACTATAAAACAGATATTACCGAAGCAAATAAGGCAGAGTATAACGCCGCATCGTTTACAACTAAGCCGGTGTTTGTAGCTGAAATTGGTGAAGATTTAGATATGAATCCTTTTGAAGCTAAAGAATATGCTGCAACTGGTAAGTTGCCACAGCGATACAGCAAATTATTACCACAGGGGGCTGGTGCTCGTACTTCTGGACTTGATGCTCTTCCAAAAAGTACAAGACAAAACAACCCAGGTAATTTAGTTGATCCTGCAACAGGCCAAATTAGAACTTTCCCAACACCGCAAGCCGGTGACACAGCATTAACTAATGATTTGGGATTAAAGTTATCTGGTCAAAGCCCAGTTGTTAAAGAACGTTTTGGGCCACAGGTTGGAAACTTTATGAGTCCTTCTTTATTAGCCGAAACTTGGGCACCGTCTACAGCTAAAGGAAACTCCCCCGAGTCAACTCAAAACTACGGTAAAGCAATCGCTGATTCTTTAGGCATGGCTGACCCAACGGCTCAGATCCCTAACACACCAGAATCATTAGCAAAAGCAAAGGCTGCAATTACTAAATTTGAAGCGGGCAATAACTATCCTGCCGCGCCAGCTGGTCCCCCTGCTGCAGCTCCTAGTGCTGCTGTTGCTCCTAGTGTTGCACCTTCCGCTGCTGCTGCTCCTAGTATTGCTGCACCCGTAGTTAAGCCTTATCCAAATCCAATCAACAGTAAACAAGTTGAAGAAAATAGAAAAGCTGAAGAAAACATTCGCAAGAAAAATGTTGAGGTTACAAAAGCAGAAGATTTAGAAGGCATTAAAGTAATGACTGCGATACAAGCTAAAGCAAAGGACCGTGATCAAATAAGATACGCTGCAGATACTATTATAGAAGAGGCAACAAAGAATCCTAAGGCGTTTGCATACCAACAACAAGGCGGCCCTTTTGCCATGGCGGCGGCACTTCCTGTAGTTGGTGGTGCTATTAGTGATGTCTACGCTGCTGGTGCAGGAGATGCAAAGACACGGCAACGAGTAAATACTGCTGCAGACTTATTAGGTGTTGAAAACACTAAAGATTTGTTTGGTGGTATTGGTGCAAGAATTGGTGCTCAATTAATGAACGTCGGTAGAAGTGCTAAGGGTGTCGGAACAGATATTAGCGCAGAAGACAATCTAAGACGTGCTACGTTTATTAAACTCGGAGTTGATAAGGTTGACGAACAAGCTGCTGCTTGGAAGAAATTTAAAGACGCTGGTGGTGTTAGTGGATTTGATTTCTTGCAATCTCCTGAAAACAGAGCTATTGAGACAAAGTATGAAGATATACTGAAAAAACAATTTCCTAGCGAATACGAAAAAGCAACAAAGCAGGACAATGATAAGTTTGAATACCGAATTGACCCAGTGACTGGTAAGCAACAAATGAGAAAGAAAAATAATGGCTAATGATTGGATTGATGTTCCTGAACCTAAAAGCCAAGCAGATGCTCCTAATTCTGAGGGTTGGTCAGATGTCGGGGAACGTAAGGGAACTGTTACCGTTCAGGGCGCAGATCCTGTAGCCTTTGGCACTGCCGCTGGAGTAACTGCACTCGGTGGTAAGGGTGTTTTAGATACTAAAAAAGCAATATGGAATAGAGAGGGCGTTAACGCTTTTAAACCCCATGGTGGTATGCAAAGTTATTTAAACAGTCAAATTCATGCACCTGAAGTAATGTCTAATGTTAAATTAGACCAACTTGCTAAAGCAACTGGGATGCCTGTTCGTACACAGTCTGAAGTTCAAGCTGCTTTAGAGTCATTAAAAGGTTCACCCGGAACACCAGCTGGTCCAGCTCAACGTGTTCCAAATACTAAAATGATTAACGGTGTTCCAACTATTACACATTACAATACAATTTCTGGGACTCCTGAAATTCCAGGAAAACCGCCGGTTGATTTATCACAACTAGCTAGAGAAAATTACGGACCCGTTCAAAAACAACTAGCTGAATTAGGTTTTGAAAAGCCAATTGCTAAAGTAATGAAGTACGCTGCTCCTGTATTGCAATACGCAGCTAAACCATTGGCAATCGCCGGTGGCGCAGGTGAATTTCAAGACGCGCATAACAGATATAAAAATGAAGACTATGTCGGTGCTGGAATTAGTGCGGTTGGTGGTTTAGGGTCACTAGCTACAATGATTCCACATCCAGCTACAAAAGCAATTGGCACTGGATTAGCTTTAGGTGCTCCAGCGTTAAACTTTGCAATTGACAAGGCTTCAGGAAAAGCAGATGGTGGTAGTGTTGACATGCCAACAATGGCTCGA